CACTCCCGACTTCGCGACTGTCCTAGAACGTTTCCCAACAACTTGCATCAAGTACTCTACTGGAGTACAGGCGGCCATTAAAGCCGTCAAACTCGCACAAGGGCGCGAGGCGGCTGACGAACGCGTTAAAACGCTCTCGTTACGTAAATGGCAAGCCATATTACTAGCTGAGTTATCAGGTCAACCAAACGATGAAAAAATCATCTGGTACGTTGACCCCGCCGGCGGATGCGGTAAATCCACCGCTTGCGACTTCGCTTTATCTAGGTTCCCTAGCTCGATTCTCTTCGAGAACGGCCGCACTGCGGATATCGCTAACGCGTGGAATGGCGAACAGGTATGCCTGTTCGATTTCTCACGCAGCGTCGAAGAACGAATCAATTACGGCGTAATCGAATCGATTAAGAACGGTCGCGTATTCTCTGCCAAATACGACAGCGGCATGAAGCGCTTCGGCCGTCCCCACGTTGTTGTGTTCAGCAACTTTGAACCTGACCGTTCTAAGTTCTCAGACTACAAATGGGACATTCGTCATCTGAAGGCTGAACGCGATTGTGTTCCGTCTGTCTCAACGCAACCGGAAGTAGTGGACTCAGATCAGGCGGTTACGGGCGCTGACGCGCCATGCCCTCGGCAGCCTGCTGAGAATCCACAATCGCAACCTTTAAAGTCCGCTCTAACGGACTCTACGGTAAACCTTAGCAACCTAAAGGTCACAGGTTTTGAGGGTAATACTGTCGCTACGCTCGAGCCCCTCAAAACCACGGAAACCGTAGTCGACAACATAGCCGACGAAGATGAACTGAATTCACTGGTAGTGTTTATATAAGTATACACACGGTGCGCCAATTCATGTCATATCATACATATTGTAGATTAGCCGCCCTGACCAAAAATCCACAAGTGGAGGTCAGGGCAGCTAATCTACAATACGTATGATAAGGCATGCCTTGGCTTGGGTTCGCATGTATGGGTTTGATAAATTACAGTACGTAGACTGTACCGCTCTCTGCCCGCGCGTTTTTTGCGAACAGGTCATAAATGACATTTGGCCCTTTTGTGGCCCTTAGATCTTGAACTTTTTTTCACAAAAAAATAACGCCCATTTAACAGGCTTAAGTCGAGATATCAGCGTCGTACTGTGTTACGAATAGATCGCTGACAGTGTTAGCCGCAAGCACTCCACCAGAGAACGTAATCGTTAAAGAAGGCTTAAGAACTTTAACAATAAAACATATATGGCATGTTTCAGGATTGGGCGCACCGCCTGAAGAATTAGCCGAATTACCGGTATTCCCGGCGCCATTATTCCATACAGTGAGCAACACACCGTATCCACTAAGTGGTGTTATAGTCGGTAAAGTAAGTGTCCCAGGGGAAGTAATAAGGTATTTCAATACAACGAAATACGTACCGTCTCTAACTGTATCGGGAAAAGTGAGAACATTAGGTTCTACACCAATACCTAACGAGTTATTAGCCCGGAAGCTGTGAACAGTTCCGAGCCATGCCGAGTTAGAACACTGAGTATTATACACGTGCTCAGATAGAATGCCCGTAGGTGCGTCATACTTAGCCTGGTAGAATTCTACTTCATAAGTACACCACAACTGACCAATTACACCGGTGGCGTTCTGCATACCGCTAGTAGCGATATTAAATTGTCCAAGATCGTACAAGCGTATATCTGCGTTGTCCGGTACCGCCCCCGTTCGCGTATATAGCTCACTGTTGGGAATCAATGATTTCTTACATTCTACAGGATGATAGAAGTCCATTGAAGGTTTAGAAGCACAAGAAAACTCGTGGTTCTCTAGAGCGATCAGGTTAGTAAATCCCGCGCTTAAACTGTTGTACTGCGTGGCCATAGCAACAGTACCGAGGGCAGACGATGCCGATGAGCTTAACACGGCGTCACTGCTCATGCTCTTAAACTCGTAAACGAGCCCCCGCATGCGGTACATCTCGAACGCTTTCGCGATCTGAGATAAATACGGGAACGAGCCCGATAATCCCGGATTAATATCGAATGTCTGATTCGTATAGGCAGTAGATGCTACTATATCCGCGATGTACTCCCTGTGTCGTACTATGAACCCTCCGCGGTTCACTGTATTCACAATCGATGGCGGAGACATTCCACCCTCTAGAATACTATTTTTGTCGATATGATAATCGCCAAAACCAGTCAATGACTTGATTAACTGTTGTGCACCATGTCCCACAAATGCACCGATATTGGCGCCCAATGAATTCGGCTTCTCGATTCCCAAGAACGTATCCGCTTTCGCTGCACGAGGCGCACGTGCACGGGGCGGTGCCTTGTACACCACCATCTTTCTTGGGGCAGCCTTTCGTGTCTTCTTTACAGTTCGACGTTGTGTTGACATGTATATACATGCGCGCATAATTCTATAAAATAATAATTAATTAATTATGCCGCGACAACCACAGTAGTCACACACTTCATTTCTGTCACAAAGGATATCGCGGTAACAGGGGTGTGTCTCAGCAATAGAGCAGAGCCCTGACGCTCTAGGCCCTCCTACCCCCGTGTCACAGAGGTGGAGTATATATATAGGGGGCCCACGAAATAAATTAATTAATTATTCCCAATAATTAATTATTAATTTAACATTCTATGTCACAGTAGTATATACACCATGTCACAGAAGAAAATTAACGCAAACGTGACGGGCCGTCGTTGGTCGTTCACGTGGAACAACTACACCGAAGACAACATACGTCACTTATCTGTAACCGAGCTCGCCGCAACGAGCAAAGTCGATTACATCATCTACGGTAAGGAGATTGGCGATAGCAACACTCCTCACCTTCAAGGATATGTCGAGTTCAACAGTTCAATCAGGATGACGCAAGCTAAAGCCTTGCTTGATCCCGTGCTTCTGTCGAAATCTACAATCCATATTGAACGTTCTAATGGTTCACGCGAGGATAACATCGCTTACTGCAGCAAGTCCGATCCTACACCATTCGTACACGAATTCCGCGTAAAGACCCCCGGCAAGCGCGGGGCTGGCGAGGATACATTCGGCGAACTGTATCAAGCCATCAAGGACACTCCCGACTTCGCGACTGTCCTAGAACGTTTCCCAACAACTTGCATCAAGTACTCTACTGGAGTACAGGCGGCCATTAAAGCCGTCAAACTCGCACAAGGGCGCGAGGCGGCTGACGAA